GATGCTGGTGGGTTCCTGCGTTTGAAGATGACGAGGTAGAGTTGCCCGTACAGGAGATTAACAATGACATCCCATTCTAACAGACTGCTTCGGGTAGGAGAGGTTGCCGATCTACTGGGAGTATCGCGGTCCTACGTCTACAAGCTGGCGCAAATGACAGAAGACTTTCCAAAGCCCATTGTCCTTGGGTCCGATGACAACCGACGCTCGGCATCGCGCTGGGTGTTGGCGGAGATTGAGGATTGGGTCAACAGCAGGCCACGGGGAAAAGACTATGATACCTAAAGCGGAATTGATCCTTGGTCCCCCCGGCACAGGCAAGACATACTTCCTGATCCAGCAGATTAAACGAGCGTTGGAGGATGGTGTGCACCCTTCACGGATTGGGGTGATATCTTTTACCCGCAAGGCTATCGAGGAGATGGTAACACGGGCCTGCGCGGAGTTTAGATTGGAGCCGAAACACTTTCCCAACATGCGGACGAGCCATTCGTTTGGGTATCATGGGCTGGGACTGCAAGCTCAAGACGTTATGAACAAGGAAGACTACGACAACATCGGGCAGCAACTTGGTCTAGACTTCGATGGAAAAGTGGATGCCAGTTTGGATGATGGGGTGTTGACCCCCAACTTTAAAGCTGGAGAGGGAGCCGACTATCTTCAGATGGTTAATCGAGCGCGGCTGCGCATGGTTAGTCTGGACGTGGAGTTTAACGAGGCTGCGAACAGGGACTTGTACTTTCCAAAGTTAGAGCAACTGAACCAACAGATGGTTGAGTACAAGATTGCCACGGAGAAGTTTGACTTTGTAGACATGATCGAGAAGTACATCGAGGTCGGAGAGCCGCCCCACCTAGACTACCTGTTCATTGATGAGGCCCAAGATTTCACGCCATTGCAGTGGCACATGGCAGCTAAGATATCGGAACGCTCGGACAAAGTTTACATCGCGGGGGATGATGATCAAGCCATCCACAGGTGGACGGGCGTAGATGTTAAGCTGTTTAACAATAGCTCCGAGAACATCACGGTCTTGCAGCAAAGCTACCGCATTCCAAAGTCCGTGTGGCGAGTGGCGAGAACCATTGCACACAGGATTGAGGACCGTCACCTCAAGATGTTTAAGCCCCGAGACGAAGAAGGGACGGTTGAGTATGTTCACCACATGCAGGACATTCCGTTGCACGAGGGGTCGTGGACGCTCATGGCAAGAACGAACTCCATGGTGCGTGACATGGCTAAGTACATACGGCGCTCGGGCTTCAAGTATTCTGTGAAAGGAAGGCCAAGCATATCTCTTGAACTGGTAGCTAACCTGCAAACATGGGACGATCTGTGTGCCGACAGGGAGGTGGGCGTACAAAGGATCAAGGATCTATACGAGGCCGTTCCAAAACAGGGGAAGAACAAGGTTGTGAAGCGCAACAGTAGGCAGATGCTGGATCTGTTACCGCTCGACGCGACGTTAGACATGGAGATTTTGCAGCTTCAATACGGGTTGGTGGTTGGCGCAGAGACGAGTGCGTATGATGTTATGCGTGTGTCCCCAGAGGATCGTGATTACATCGACGCGATGGAGAGAAGAGGTGACGATTTGATGTCCGAGCCTCGTATAAAATTGTCCACCTTCCATGCTATGAAGGGAGGAGAGGACGATAACGTTGTGGTGTACACTGCCTCTACGAAAGCAGCGACCCAGAGCGAGCACCAAGACGATGAGCACAGGGTGTTTTACGTTGGCGTCACGCGAGCACGGCACAACCTGTGGGTCTTACAAACCGATAACAAATACAGGTATACGATATGACAAATGAGCAAGAGCGCTTTGATTTTATCGAAGCTGAAATCGAACGAGCCTATGTCCATGCGAACGATGAATGGAAACAGGAATACTACGACAACGCAGCCAAGTATTTGTCCGAGCATGAGTTTGTTGAGGGCGGAAAGATCTGTGCGTTTTGTAGATCGCAAGGGATGGAAGATCCTTACCACCATAATGTTTGGGGGGCTATGATGGCATCTCTGCGCAAGTTAGGATGGGTTGAAAAGGTAGGGATGGTACGTCCTACTACACGCCACACACACATAGACAAGGTGTGTCAATGGAAAAGTAATCTGTTTCAGGGACAATGATATGAACTGTTGGCATTGCGCAAGTAAATTGATTTGGGGTGGCGACCACGACATGGAAGATGAAGAGGAGTTTTCAATGGAAACTAATCTGTCATGCCCTGAGTGTGGAAGTTATGTGTTAGTCTATTATCCAAAGGAGCAGGAAGATGAAGAGAGATGAAGATTTTAATTTAAAGGTAACTGTTCGCAATGGGAGGTTACTTCGTGCGATACGTAAGCGTTATTCTTCTGTTGCGGACATGTGCCGAAAGATGGGTCGTTCGCATCAGACGGTAAATAAGTTAATTACGATGAAGGCTGTTCCGTATAATTCGAAGGGTTGGACGGATTTAGCTTTGGATATTGCGGGGATGGTTGCCCGGGATCCGGAGGATTTGTGGCCGGATCATATGCGTGAGCTTCGTTTGAGGAAATCGACATCTGAGGTTAATCTTGATTTGGACGACGTAAAGAAGTTAGTTCAGGAGGGTTCGTCAGAAAAGACTATATCGCAATTAAGTGTATTAAGTCAGTTTTCCAAGAACCTAACTCCTCGGGAGCGGGATGTTTTAGCTCGGCGGTTTGCGCATGACCAGAGTTTGGATGAGTGCGCTGCATCTTTGAGAGTTTCCCGGGAGCGGGTTCGTCAGATAGAGGCTAAGGCTTTTCGGAAGATGCGCAAGGTTGCGTCTAATTTGGGGTATATGGATGTTAAGAACCCTGCGTGGGAGCCGTATGATTGGAAGGCGGGGAGGGATCGTCGCTCGCCGCTTAAATTATGTCTTAAATCCCGTGGTCAAGATTTATTGGAGGATTGAATGGTTTCTAGAAAAGTGATGAAACGAGATAAGGTTTTAGCCGAGGCTAAGAAAACTATAAATGGTCAGAGGGCCAAGGATTACGGTGATGCATACGAGAACTTTACTCGCATTGCTGATGGTTGGAACCTCATAATCAAAGAGGCACAGTGCACCAATGGTTACGTCACCCCGCAACATGTTGCGTTGATGATGGACTGGGTCAAGACGGCTCGGTTGCTGAACGATCTTAGCCACGAAGACTCTTGGGTAGACAAGGCTGGGTATTCGGCACTGGGTGCGGAGTGCGGGGATCGTGAGAGCGAAATACAAAAAAGATTGAGTTTGTTTATGGGAAATAAAGATGCAAAAAAATCTATTCGGGAGTGATCTCCACCACCAGATCAAGAACGAGTTGGACTTGATCGATGCGGATTGGAACATCCCGCCCGAGTATCCTGATCTAACAGGGTACAGTGAAGTGGCAGTGGATCTGGAAACCTTTGACCCCAACATCAAAACCTTGGGCCCGGGATGGGCGCGGAAGGATGGGCACATCATTGGCATTGCGGTAGCCGCAGGGGAATACAAAGGGTACTTCCCGATCCGCCATGAAAACTCCCATAACCTAGACCCCAAGTTCACCTTGCGCTGGCTCAAGAAGCAGATGTCCGTGCCCGAGATGAATGTGATCATGCACAACGCAACATACGATGCGGGTTGGATGAGGGCCGAGGGCATAGAGATCAAGGGTCGGATCATCGACACTATGATTACAGGGGCTTTGGTCAATGAGAACCGCTGGTCCTTTGGCCTTGATGCTATGGCTCGGGACTATGTGTCCTTGCGTAAGAACGAGCGGCTGCTACAGGCGGCGGCGAAAGAGTGGGGCGTGGATCCCAAGTCCGGTATGTACAAGCTGCCTCCTAAATATGTCGGGGCCTATGCCGAGCAGGATGCCGTGGCTACGCTCAAACTATGGCAAGCCTTGAAGGTCAAGCTGGAAGAGGAGGAACTCTGGCACATCTGGGATATCGAAAACGGTTTGATCCGTTGTATGCTGGACATGCGAACCAATGGTGTACGCGTAGACTTGGACAAGGCGGAGCAGAATAAGAAGCTGATCCGTAAGCAGTCAAAGCTACTGCGTGGCAAGATCGAGAAAGAGGCTGGCATGGAGGTGGACATCTGGGCGTCCGCTTCAATCCAGAAGATGTTCGACAAGATGGGTATGGAATACCTTACCACGGAGAAAGGTGCGCCATCCTTCACCAAGTCATTCCTGAACGAACACCCCGCCGAGATATGCCAACAGCTAGTTAAGCTGCGGGAGTTTGATAAGGCCGACGCCACGTTTATTGACAGCATCCTGCGGCACGAGCACAACGGACGCATCCATACGGAACTGCACTCGACACGACGAGACGAAGGTGGGACTGTGACTGGGAGATTTTCGTCGTCCAACCCCAACCTCCAGCAAATTCCTGCCAGAGATCCCGACATCAAGAAGTTGATCCGCGGATTGTTTATACCAGAAGAGGGTATGCAGTGGGGATCGTTTGACTATTCGAGCCAAGAACCGAGGCTCTTGGTTCACTTTGCTGCAAGCGTACCGTCTTCAATCCGTAGCCATGTCGTGGACGATGTGGTCGAGGAGTTTAATAGAGGGGACGTTGACCTGCACCAGATGGTTGCCGATCTGGCAGGCATCACACGCAAGCAGGCGAAGACCGTGAACCTTGGGATCATGTACGGCATGGG